GTGTCAGTAAAGGAGAATCAGCATCATCAGTAGCAATGAGAGATGAGATATAGTCAAGAACTGCCTGGATGGCCGCTTGAGAAGGCATTTTCCGCCCGGTTGCTGTCAGCGTCCCAGCCACATTCATGTACTCGTCAGCCAGCGCGCTGCTGTCCGGGCTACGCACATAGGTGCTGCTGCTTTCTGGAATATTCGCGATGTCCGCCTGCGCCGCCGCCAGCGTCGCGTACTGCTTACTGAGCGGGATAAGGTTCTGTCTGACCTCATCGTTTTTCGCCATCATCTGGCGCCAGGTATCGAGCGGTTCACCGCCGCGGTCGTCAACCGTTCCGGCCGGACCGTTAACCAGTTCGTCAGCGCGCTTGACGTTATCCAGGAATATTTCAGGCGTCGTCGTTCCCAAAGGCGGGTTAAGTTCGGCCATGTTTTTGCTCCAAAAAAGGCGTTCGCTCAAACGGGTTTGAGCGAAAAGAGTTAATTAGGGGAATTTGTGGTTTTAGGCGACGTCGCCGGGGTATGTGGCGTCGTCGTACTGGTAGAAAATTTCTTTATATTCAGGTGCAGTAATCTGACAGTTGCTGTCACCCGATGGGGCAACCTCCTGGACTATCCCATGCCGCGCACCCTTTTCACTGTCGCAGAACAATAACTTCGGCAGATCAATATCTGGGTCGTCCATAATCCAGTCGCCGGGATGCAGGTCGTCGTTGTACGGCACCGTCAGCGTGAAATCATCTACCCGTTGCGGCGTGAGCATTCGCGATGATGGTCGACCGTCCTGAAACTGTATCCAGCAGCGAGGATTCGCGTAGCTCCAGTCCAGTGGCTCCGTGACGTGCAGCGTAATTTCCTGGAAGTCGTAAATCATCGCGTCAATCAAGCAACTTTGGGTTTTCCCGGTTGGAATGTCGTCGGACAAAATGATGTGATCACCGAAGTCATGACACCATCCCAGCATTGAAGTCGTAGCCGTATACGTTCGGCGTTGGTGGAGATATTTCATTAACCGACGCATCCCGATACGCCAGGCGCGATCTGCAGTCATGGCAACATCAATGGTGTATGCCTCCGTTTTGCGCGGAAAAGGATTTTCCGGCGTCCGGCACTGTACGGTTTCCTCCGCCCAGGTCACAGGGTTGATATATTTCACATCCACGCCATCAAAATCATCCTCCGACGGGACCCTGAATGACGTCTGCATTTCCTCGACGGTATCCTGAGGAGTAATGATCCCTGTCCAGCTTTTGACGCCCTCTCTTCCGACAGAAAGCAACCCGTCAGACAGCAGAAAATACCCCATGCCAGCCTCTGCAATTTTGTCGAAAATATCCTTTGCTGACGTGCTGTCACTGCTTGCCTGGTGATCAAAATATTCTCCCCTTGGCGTCCAGTAGGTCTCCTCCAGCGTACTGAGTGCCGCAATGTCGATCTGGTCGTCGCGATATCCCAGACTGCGGGCAAGATGCAGGAACGCACCGCTGATTGTCCTGTCACCACCGCCATCATAATTTCGCGTGGCGACAACACTCACACGCTTGTCTGACTGCGCCGCCAGCTGGCCACCGGTTTCAACCGTGATCCCTATTGTTGATATCCCTGCGTAGGAGGTCGGACGGGAAAGCAAACGACCTCTGAGCGCCTGCCAGAACATGCTGTCTCTCGCGTTGTTGCTCCCCTGCTCATTACGGCGGCGGCATCGAACCTCCACCAGCCCAGGAGAGGACAGATCAAAACGCTCTGTAAAACCGAGGCCATTAATGTTTTTAAGCGCGTAAACCCCTGGCTTACTCGTCCACCCTGATCCGGAACCATAAACGCGATACTGGATTTCATACTCGACATGGCGGACCCGCTTATTCCCGTTGTTCTGGAACCCGCAAATTCCGTTTGGGAAAGCAAAGTTGACCTCGAAGGCGTCCACAACTTCATTTTGCGGGCAGGCCAGAAAGGGGCCGAGCCAGGTTTCATTATCGTTAATACCAGACGCGGCAAAATCCACGACGGTACGGGTCATAAAGCCTGACCAGGTGCTGTCAACGACACCGTTAACCACACGCTGTACGGTCGCAGAGGGACCATCAGTAGACGCTATCTGGTATTCGTTGCCACGGTGCGCCAGGGAAATCCGCTGGGTGCCTTCCGGCAATCCGGAAAAGGCAGTGCCAGAATCGTATGCCAGCGTGACGCTGGCTGTTACCGCAGGGCTTCCGCCGCTGGAGGCTGCACCAGCAGTAAATACCGGGCTGTCACCAAATACTGACGCAGGCAGGAAAGATGACGTAAGGGAACCGCCACGCCAGGGGCTGGAGATCTCGACGATACGTATCACGCCGCCATCATCCTGAGCAATGAGCCCCGAACCATTCAACCCGCCATTAATCGCTGTGAGCAAGCCAGACATTGTGCCGTAGTTGGCGACCAGAGATATGGTATAGGTGATACCCTGCCAGGTCAGAGCAAAGGTCTGGCTGGTTGTCGTAAAGTCATACGTTGACGGCGACGCACTGGCGCGTAATACCGCAGTCGCTCCCCCTGTTCCCGGAACGGCGTCCTGGTGACGGATATACGTGGAGATCTGCAGATCATAGTCAGTACCGTTAAACGTTAGGGTGACAGGCATTCCGCTGAATGGCGCAATCTCTGACACGACGTCGCCTGTCAGCACGTTAAAACCGCCCTCGATGGATACCTGATAATTCACTGGCGCTTTCAGGGTGACAATTGCACCGGCGATCCAGCCAGGAGGAAGTTTGTTCTCATCCTCGTCTTCATCATTATCATCATCGACATCGAGGCCAGAAAACGAGACAGAGGCACCGCTGACGGTCATGGCATCAGCAACAATATCACTGGCTTCAGGGGCAGTCTGAGCCATATCGAGGCCGCTGCCGCTCGACGTTCCCCCAACTTCCGTTGAGTTGAACCATATCTCACTGCGACGATCCCCGGCCACATTATCGCCAGGCCCATAGCTTTTATATGAAAAGCCCTCGCCTAAGGTCAGCGCCGGAGTTTCTCCTACCCGAAAATCCCCACCGGTATAGGAGAAACGCCCATATCCAAGGCAGACAAACATTTCGACCGTCATTCTGGTTGGATCAGCGGGGTCGAATCGCGTTACCGGCTGTACCAGGTAATCCGGGTAGATCCGGTTTCGCCCGAAAGCCTCCCTAACGGGATCGCCAAGCTTCGCTGTGTTGGCTTTAGCCGGATTCAGATCCAGCGATGAAGCGTTACTGGATGAAAAGCCGCCCAGCTCTGGTTTAGGGGCAAAGAATAATGCATAGGCCGTAGACGCAATGGATACGGCCACCGAAACCCACGCGGCAATTTCAAGACCCGTGCCATACGGAATGGGATATATCCGCACGTCGCTGTCTGGCCGCAACAAACATAACGGCCATTCCGCCGGGGGGACTGCCTGGCCGTTCAGCTCGATCACGACAGGATGAGTTTTATCCTGTGAATAGCTCGGGACATTTCTGCTCATCCACTCATGCAGCGTCAGCACACCATGCTCGTGCGTTTCAAGGGGTTCACCCGGAAGCCGGGACGGGTAAAACTTTATCGTCATTGCCAGAACTCCACGCGGTTAAAGCGGCGGATAAATCGCGACAGTGGCAGAAACGTAACCCCCGAGCCTGGATTGCATTCCGCGACCTGCAGCTGGTTATCGAGCATTACAACGATCCCGACATGGGAAACTGTTGAGCCCGAATAGCAAGCCACTCCGGCACCTTCACAGGGTTCACAACGTTTCAGCGAAAGCATCAGCTTTCTCGCTTCCCGGTCGAGGCCCCCGCCGTCTTTGGTCACACCTGCAAAATCCGGCCATTCAGGTAGCCCCAGGTCGCTGCGTATTTCATTCACAATGCCGAAGCAGTCGAGTAGCGGGTAGGCTCTACCGCCCTTCTGCCATTTAACAGAACGGTATTTATCAGGATTAAACATATTTGCCTCAGATTAGTAACGTAAGCCCGGATGCTCGGCGAGGTTGTAACGTTTACGGGGCCAGGCTGTTTTGAGGACATTCATATAGCCTGCCGTGACCTGAACTGCTGTCGGGGTCCAGGAGCCGGATTTGATATCGAGCGTATACGGTGATGATGCCGGAGCAGACAGATCGGATGAAATGTACCGCCGGAATGTCAGCGTGGCTGATTTCATTTCATCCAGAATTTTATCGATCGCCTCTGAAACCCGTCCGTCAATATTGCTGATAGCAAACTTTAAATCCTGTGTCCCATCGGCGTTCCTGGCTGGTAAGGCGATATCTATCGCGCTGGCATCAAACGTCACCGGCTGACCATTTTCCAGCGTCACTGAAACGTCATCCCAGCCACTGGTTAGCCAGTAGTTATCATCTCCTGCCGATATCTGCAGCGTATCGTGAATAACCTCCGATCCGCTGCTGGCATATAGCCGCTCAAGAATTGTCATGCTTCGGCCACTCTCTGTTTAGCGCAATATCCAGTAACGACTGGCCCGCCAGCCATTCCGGGTAATTCCCCCAGCCAGAAGGCGGTAACGGGCGCTCCCATAATTCCAGCGTTGCGCTGTACTGCCAGTATTTTGGCGCGACCAGCGTCGGCCCTTCGTAAATATCCACGAACCTGGCTTTATAGGGCTTTACCCCGATGGGAGTCTGGAGTTTCAGATAGAACCAGGACTGGCCATCTTTAAGCGCATCCCTGAAAAACGCCTCAAACACCTGCGCCAGAGCATCAGTTTTAAAAATCCATTTAACCGATGCCTGGGTGGGTGTTGAGGTATATCGCCTTCGTTGTTGAGCGCGACCGGACGTCATCTCCGTTCGCAGCAAAGGTGATATGGGCTTAAACCCGTACCCGTCCATAAGCGGCATGGGCAGGTATTCGTCCGGGTAGAAAATATCTGCCATGAATATTCCCTCCGGGCAGGTTATCGTGGTTTTTTGGGCTGAAGGTTGGAGTAAAGAGCTCTACCGAAGGCATTTTGAGGATTGTTTACGTCGCTCGTCAGTTCAGATTTTATCTGTTTAGCCAGGCGGCGGCCGTGGGCATCCAATGTCTGCATCATCACATCATCCGGTTTACCAGTGAGGTGGTAATTGACGTTGATGTCACCAGTTGAAAGAAGTTGTCTTTCCTGCTGCTGCCTCGCAGCGTTCTGTACCGCCGGCGATTCCCGCCCAACAGCTTTGACCCCCAGCGAACCATCAGCACCACGGGTAAGCGGCATGATGGCTTCCGGCCCGGCCTCGCCGAATACACCCGCACCTTTCGCAAACGCAAAATATTGGGGAGTGCTGTAAACACCATTGCTGTAGGCAGAAAGTGACGGAGAATCGTAAACGCCTCCGAGAGCGTTAAATGAAAAATTAGCTCCCGCGCTTTGAATAGCGGTACCACTACTTGCCGCACCGCTGGCACCGCCAAAAAGACTACCGAACAACCCACCCGCTCCGCCGCCAAATGACGCCATAATCGCTTTAGTGATCAACGCCTGTGTTGCCATCTGGATCAGCGTCTTAATCACCGTTTCGCCCAGGGAAGAAAAAATATTCGACATCCCATATTTAAACGAAGCAGCGCCTGTCAGGACGTTTGTCAGGTTGTTGGAGATAGAGTTAGTGGTGGCATCCAGAATCTCGCTGGTTGCAGTGGCAGCCATTGAACTCAGATCAGAAGCCTGATCGGCATAGTTCATCAGGGAATCGCTGATCCCCGCGCGCCAGTCTGACTGCTGTTCATCGGTTTTTTTGTAATACTCCTCCTGAATATCCAGGCGTTCGGCAAGCGCTGTTTTAAGCGCTTCCGTTTGCTTTTTATACAGGTCTTCGGAAATCTGCCCACGACTGAAATCACGCTGTAAGTCACGCTGCTGCCTGAGAAAATCAGCACGAATATCCGCCATTTCCGTCATTCGGTCACGGGCTTTATCCCCCTGTCCCGCGCCGAGGAAATCGATATTCCCCCTTTCCCGGGCGGCAGCATTACTGTCGGCCAGACCTTCGCGGAATGTTTTTAACTGTTCAGCGATATTTTTCTGATCAATAAGCGCCGCATTGTGCAGCAACGTTTCCTTTTTGGATTTTTCAAGCGAAGATAATTCCCCCTGAGTAACCTGATATTTCATCTTTGCCAGTTCAGTGTTTTGGCTGGAAAGAGCAATTTGCTCCCGTTGCTGTTTAATCAGCCGGGTATAGGTATCTTCGGTTTTCTCCGCCTCGGTTTTCCCATGCCTTCCTTTTGGCTTGGGTTTATTTTCCTGGTTGTTTCTCCATTCATTCAGGCCGTTATTAATCAACTCCTGCCGTCCGGTCTGAAACTGTGGGTCGTTAGTTAACCCCAGGTCATCCGCAGCATAACCCAGTCGTGCGCGCTCTTTGTCCTCACCTTTGAGTTTTGAAAGCGCCAGATCACGACGGCTTTTTTCAAGTGCAGCCGTTTGCTGGGTTGTGAGGTCTACCTGCGGTAAGCGTAGTGGTGCGTTTACCAGCCCCTGCCGGGCCATGAGGAGATTATTTCCGAGACCCAGCAAACGGTTAAATTCAGTATGCTCACCGTTCATCATTAATAACGATTGATATGCTGAATTCTGTTCTGCGGCCTGCTGCCGGATTAATGCTATTCGCCTGTTCTCTATCCCTTCCAGTACCGACTGGATCGACTCAGACTTAGCCTGCATCTGAGTCAGCCTCTCCTGTTCAACGGCCAGAGCGGAAGTCGCTTCTTCCAGACTACGGGTGACCGTTTCAACCGAAGTAAGGTGGTTTATCATGAAACCGCCACTGGTTGTCGGCCCGGGGTTGGACAGAACATACTGATAGCCCGCGATCTCTTCCTTCAGGCTTTTTACTTTTGATGCCTGTGCATCAACAAGACGGTTTTGCTCCTCCAGCGCCTGACGGGTTTTGGTCTCATTATCAGAAACTTCGGGCAGGGACATTGATTTTGTCTTTTCACGGACTGCATCAATGGTGTTTGCATATTCCTGAGCGGATAATCTGGCCTGTTCCTGATTCTGGTACATCGTGTACCAGGCACCGGCACCAAGCAAAACCAGCCCTGGAATACCGCCAACGAGGCTTAATGCTCCACCCATGAGCCGGGAACCTACAGCAGTAACCGAGTTCAGCGCAGTCTGAGCGGATACTCTGGCCTGAATATTACGGTTAAGTGACTCCTGCGCCAGTGAGAGCCGTTTTTCTGCAGCGGCCTGCGCGTCTGTACCCCGCGCCGCTGCCAGTGCCTGCTGAGCACGATAAACTGCAGCACGCGCGCGAGCTGTCGAAACCTGCATCCCTCTGACCTGGGCTTCAGCTAAAGCTACTTCACTTTTTGCAGCATTAATAATCCCGGCCGTTGCAGAGCTGGCACCAAGAGCCATATTTCCCAAATATCGGGCTGCACCAACGGCAACAAGCGCTCCGGCAGCAGTGGCGATCTGATCAATATTGTTGGCTACGCCATCAAGTAATCCGGTTAAGGTATTTGTCGCGCCACTAGCTTCATTAGCTCCACCGACCCATTGCATAAAAGCGTTTTCAACTTTTGTTGCCGACGATGAAACAGTCTGCGGCAATTCACCATATTCATTCCGTAGCTTACCAAGCTGGCTGATGAGGGCTGGCACTACTTTATCAATGGTTAACTGCCCCTGATCCGCCATAGATTTAAGGTCTTTACGCGCAACCCCCATCCCTGCCGCAAGCGCCCGTATAACCCTGTCACCGCTCTCGTTGACGGCATTGAATTCTTCACCTCTCAGCACGCCCTGCGCCAGAGCCTGGCTAAACTGAGTGATGACCGAACTGGACTCCTGAGCATTCGCGCCAGAAAGTTTTAAACCAGTAGAAATAGCCTCAGTAATATCCAGCACCTGGCTGGAGCTGTAACCATATTCCCGCATTGATGCTGCTGAACGGGAAAATAAATTAGCGTTGTCAGAAAAAGATGTACCCGTTTTCTGACTGATATCCATCAGCTGTTTTTGAGAGCTGGTAAAATCATCAGTTGATTGAGATGCCTGTTTTAGGCGGGCGTTTACTGAATTCCATTCATCGGCCAGGGCTATTAAATGCCCCGTAGCAAAAGCACCAGCAAATGCCCCGGTTAACCCCAGTGCGGTAGCCTTTGCTGACTCCATCTGGTCAGTTAGCTCAGCAACAGAACGGCGAGTTTCCCGAACTGAAGCCGCAGCCTGCCTGCCGCCATTCTGCATTGTCTTATAATAATCAGCCCCCATACGTGACGCGCGGGCTATCTCGGTCTGGAATGACTGAGAGTTAGCAGAAACTTTAATGATAAGTTCACGCAGGGTTGCCATTTCATTTCCTCAGAAACAAAAAGCCCCACATTGTGGGGCTTTTTTATGATTTCAATATTATTAAATTAAACCAGCTTTTTTCCTTGCTTCTTCCAGATAATCTTTTTCTGGTTCCTCTTTTTTATGAGCAAGTGCAATCAGAAGATCAATTTGAGCACTTTGCTTTTCAGAGATTTCTTTAAGCATAGCGATCTGATCATTAGCTCTTACGCTTCCTCTGTTCAGGAAATACCAGATAACAAGATCAATAAGGCGAGCAAAAACAAATAATAATATCCAGCCAGTAGTAGTCATTTAAAGCACTCCGTGTGTCAAAAAAAACAACATAACACCTGTTATGAGTGGCATCCACACGAATTATTACTGGCTATGCTGACGCAGCCAGCAGCGCCGCTTCCAGCCCTGCAAAGGGATCGCCGCCGTCGTTTACCTCAATCTCTTCTGTGCTCCACTGAAGCTGAGCATCTTCAATGGTGACTTTACCGCCCTGCGCTCCGTAAACCGCAGATACCAGCTGAGCATTGAGGATATCGCCGCGAATATCGCCGATTGGGCTGATACGGTCGTACTCAGCCCACATCCTGAATTCGCCAACCGTCATTGTTTGTCGCAGTTCGCCCAGCGTGCGGCCCATCCGGAGCGCCAGCGCCATCAGGAACTGCATGCCAGGCATTTTTACTTTGCTTTAGCATCATCCGCGTCACGAATGAGATCAAGTGCCTGCTTCAACAGCCGGGAATGCACAGGGCCATAGATCGCTTCAACCTGTTCGGTGTCATCGACAGTAAAGACGGGATGCAGGTCGGTATCCAGCAAAATATCGATGAAAAGCGTGACGTCGGCCCGCATCGTGCGGAAGGCTCGTTCTGAAGGGGTCAGTTCTGGTGCCTCCTGGGGCTCCTGCCCTTCCGGTAGTTTGGGTGGTTCCGGGCTGGCAATGCCCTGCCAGCGAATCCAGGCTTCTGCTGATGGCTCACGAATGATGACTTTGGCGTTATCCCACTCCGGAACGGAGACTTCTTTTTTACGAAAGCCCGCCATCGGTGCCAGTGCCAGTGCTTTAAGACACGGTTTTGACATTAATTTTATCGCCGGTCTCCCGGCGCTCCGTTAATTGATGGTGACGGTGCAATCAGAAGAAGTGATCACAGTGCCATCGGCATCAGTAACCACGCAGGAATAAACCCCGGCATCACCGGATACAGCGCTGGCTTTCGTAAACGTTGCGCTGGTCTGGCCGCTGACCGTCGAGGTGCCCTTTTTCCAGGCGTAGGTATAAGGTGCCGTACCGCCCTGGACGACCACGCCCATGGTCAGGGCGCTTCCTGCCGCGACCGTTTGGGACGCCGGAAGGTCAGTAGTAAAGGACAGGACTCCTGGGGCGTTAATATTGGTGGGTTTACCTTTCAGACGCAGCGAGAACGTTGCAGCAACCACGCCATTGGTTTGAGAATCCCAGGTGTGCTGTCGTACCTCAGCGCGCATCAGGAATCCATTACCAGACGGGAAAATAACCTTAAACCCATAAACCCCGTCGTTATCATATGCGGCACGAAGTGCATCCTGCGCCGGGTTGCGGTAGAAGTTACCGGAAAGTGACATTTCAGACGGAGCAGGAAGGCCGTTGATATTTTCCGTTTCATCCGAACAGAGCGTTGTCACGTCAATATCGTTTTTCTGACCAGCGGTAAAGCTTGCCTGTTTGATAGTGCAACTCAGGTTTAACCAGGTTGCGGTATCCAGCTCTGCCTCGGTGACCGGCACAGAGGTAATCATTACTACCGTTTTTTGGGCACGTTCAAATAGTGCTGACATCGCAGCCTCCATAAATGAAAAAACCGCCAGTGGCGGTCGGATTGGATTGGTTTTTGTCAGGCAATAACCGTTATTTCGAGGGTTGCCCGATGAAGATGGGTTGTCGTGTCGTAGCCAGGAATTTTTGTCACCTCGACAGGTGAAAGTACCTGCAGGCGAGCCAGGGCGTCCAGGCGTAACGCTCTGGCTTCGTCATTCGTTTCAGCCCATACATCAACCTGAATGCGCAGTGTCGACTCTGCCTGGCCGCAGAAAACATCCCCGGCAACATCAGTCGGTATCGAGAAAATGACATAGGGAGTGGAAACTGCAGGAAGTCCGTCGCTGCCTAGCGGCACCACATACGGATAAACCCGCCCGTCTGCCAGCGTCGACAGCAGGTCATAGAGATCATCCTCTGTCATTTTGATAACACCTCATCGATAGCCTGATTCATCCGCTGCATCGCCACCTGCGTAGCTTCTTCCATGCGGGTATCAAAAGCTGGGCGAACAAACGGATGTGCAGGCGCCGTAGATGTTCCCAGCTCCACGAAGCGCCAGTAAAACGCATTCCGCTTGTTGCTGGCCTTCATTGTATTGTCGCTGTTCCCCGTTCGCGGGTTAACGCCACGAATATGCACCCCAGATGAAATTTCACCGCTACGGCGACTTTTCTGGGTGACGACAACAACGTTTTTCTTCAGTTTTCCGGATTTCTCAGGAGCGCGATCAATCACCTCCTCGCGGAGCAATTCGGCACCAGCACGGGTCGACTCCCGGAGAACTTTATTATTTTCGGCCTTGCTGAGCGTTTGCAGATCGTGGGCAATATCCTGCAACCCGGAAAAATCCAGATTCACATCAATCATTTTTCGGTCCCCTGTTTGCAGAGAATTTCCAGCCGGGTTCCTTTGATATCCGGAACCGGAGGCCCGGTAACGTTAAGAACGGCACCTTTAAACGGGCCGGTGCGTACCTTCAGGCGGGAAGAAGCTGAGATGTCTGTACGAAAACGCACCCAGACGCGAATGGTGGCATCAGCACGCTCAACGCCAGCGGCTAACAGCTCCCTACCGCTGATCCCTTTAACCTCGGCCCAGATAGTTTTTCCATCAGCCCAGCTTTCTACCGGCTGGCCGGAAGGTGTTTTTGATATTGTGAAGTTCTGAATAGTGACGCGATGCCGTAATCGTCCTGCCTGCATAATTCCTCCTAGAGCGGAATATAGCGGTACGGCTCTATCAGCGATGTAAAGCCAAATGGGATGCTGGTTTTTGCTGCGTCTGACGACTCTTCTCTGTTTTCATACCAGTGCCCGACAAGCAGCATCAGCGCCAGGAGGATGTCGTCAGCAATCACCAGCCCGTCAGGATCAGTTTCCGGCACTTCTTCTTCATAAAGATGGCGGTTGATGAAGCTCTCCGCCTTTCGGCGCGCGGCACCATAATAGAGCGTAAGCACCTCATCTTCCGTGGTGTCGTCGATATCGATCCGACACTGCGCCCGCAACATCTCAATCGTTGTGCTCATGTGTTTTCCCTGGCCCGCAGCGAACTGCGGGCATAAAAAAACCGCCGGAGCGGTGGAGGTTGAAGCTGATTATTACCTTAGCCGCCAGATGCCGGTTTACCCACCAGCGCCTTAATCGCGCCGGTATCTTCCAGTACGCAGTCGAAGCGGTGGAAGGCCAGGAAGCCTGTCTGATCGTACTCTGCGTAACGCTCAACCAGCCGTTTCAGCGTCATGTAAGTGACGCGACGAACGATAAAGCGGTTAAAATCGCCGAAGTAGGCAAATTTGGCACCAGCCGCGATATCAGGAATAGCCTGGTCAACGACATACGGCACCTGCAGAACTGTAGCAGGTGCGCCACCGATAATGTTCGGTAACCAGAGCGGGCGGCCCTGTCCGTCCTCCATTTCCTCCACCAGCTGCAACGTTGCATCGTTAAAGGCCCAGCGCACCTTTGGACCGTTACGGTATGCCGGGTCGACAGAGTGCTTCAGTGCGTTCAGCTCTTTCCAGGTAAAGGTGGTCGCTGCTGCGGTATTTTTGGTTCCAGTTACCGACGCAGCCAGCCCTTTAGGCTGCAGCGGGGTGCCGGTGCCGGTCCCTAATACCAGATACTTCGCTTCACCACGTCCGATGCGAGTGGCGATACGCGCGGCCAGGAACGCCTCGATGTCTACGCCGCTGTCCTGGAGCAGTTCATTGGATACGCGAATGATTTTAGAGGACAGTTTTTTAGCCCCCAGCGTTGCACCGCCGAAAGACACGTCTTCTTCACTGGTTTCAGTGTTTTCGCCCAGCAGTTCACCTTCTTCAGTGGTACCGTCAGAGGTTGCCCAGTCAATGTCCTGGCCGTTGGCGGTATTCAGAATTTGCGCCACACTGGCAATTCCACCGTAATCTTTCAGTGCTTCGACGATCTTATTGCGGAACTGGGTTGGTACGGTGTAACCCCCTTTTTCATCCGGCGTCGTGCCCTGAGCACGCAGCTCCTTTAAAGCCTGGCGTTCTTCAGCGCTCATCTCGCCAAGACCACGGCGCAAAAACGCATTAAACGCCGCAGCACGGCGTTCGTTAGCCTGTGCTTCCGGGTTTGCTGGATCACGATTCTGCTGCTGGCGCTGTTCCGGCTCGTTTTCGTGGATATAGTCCTGATCCTGGCGGCGCAGTTCCTCTTCGCGTGCAATACGCTCATCAAGAGCGTCAAGCTCCGATTTTGCAGCGTTCCACTGAGTACGCTGCTCATCGGTCCAAGGTGTATCGCCAATTTTGTCATGCAGGGCACGCATATCTTTGGCGATGATGTTACGTTTTTGCTTCATTTCATGCAGTTTCATGATTTTTCCTTACGCGTTAAGAAGGGTCAGCAGGCGCTCACGCGCCATTCGTTGATTAATGGCGTTCTTTAGCGCACCGCTGTCGCGCGCCTCCTGCCAGGCTTTCATCGATCGGACGCCGGAGTCGGCCTCCTGATATGCGGGATAAGTCACCGGACTGACATCAAACAGCCGGGAAAACTTCGATATTTCACGAATAACGATCCCTTCATCGTCCTGGTACCAATTTTCACCGTCATGGGATACCCGGAAGGCAAAAGATGACTGGTTAATGTCACCGCGCATCATCGGCGCCAGCACCAGATCGCGGATAGTTTGCGTATCCGGCGCTGTAATGTCGTAACGCAGGCCGCGCTCATCGACAGACAGGGATAGCGTCCCGGCAGCGCTCCGTCCCAGAATAAAGTTGGGGTCATGGTTAAACAGCCCGCGAACATCATCATTCAGCACATCGTCAAATGCTCCGGGCTTGATGATTTCACGGAATCCCCACAGGGGTTCAGAACGGCTGTTGAACACCGAGCCATAGCCCAGAATGCGGGTAGGTTCATCGGTGCGTTGCTCGGCTCTGACCTCCCCGCTGTAACAGCGCGTTTCACGGTCATTCATTGGGCTTTTCCTCGTCGGTTTTAGGTGCCTTAAAATCGTCTGCGGGGTTCGCGGCGTTAACGCTCACCAGCATTTCATCCAGGCCATCTACCGGATTCATGTCTTCGAAGGCTCGCGCTTCATTGCGGCTCATCCAGCCATCAGTGATCGCAAAGTGGTAGAACTGAGCACGTTCCTGCGGGGTCCCGCGTAGCAGGCCTGTCAGGTTAAACCTGACGTAATACCCGGCGGCCAGTTCAGCACGGGTGAACAGGCGGCGATTGAGTTCCTGTTCCCAGTTCGTTACCCACGGCATGATCGTGTAGCGGACAAACTGAATGGCCTGTTGCGTAATATTTGAGAAAGTGGCTTTTTCGAGATCGTTAATCATGTGCGCCGGTACATTAAATATCCCGGCAATCATCGACCGATTCAGCTTCGACATATCAATGATCTGGGCATCAACCGGGGAAACGGTGAGCGCTTTGTAATCCAGCTCTGCCGGGAGAAGCATTGTTTTATTCTCCTGGCTGCGCAAAGCAGCTGTAGCTTTTTGCCACATGCTTTTTAAACGCCCCCAGCTTTCTTCATTCAGCTGGCTTTTCACCGAAATAATGCCAGCGGGTCGCGCATTACCGTTGAAGAATGAACTGGTATAAGCCTGCCCGCTCATCCCCATTCCTATCGTCTCGGCATGCTGCATAATTGGGCTAAGCCCCATTTTCTGGTTGTTACCCAGCGCCCGGATATGCACCATATCGTCGGGATTGACGGCAAACGCCCCCTCTTCGTTGTAAACGCCATAGGTATACCGACCACCCGTGTTAAGCAGTGTCGTTTCCCAGGGCATGCAGCATTCCAGCCCGGAAACTTCACCACGACGGGAACGCTTCACCCAGGTGTAACCATTCCCCCAGCCCAAAATATGACGCTGTTTTAGCTCACGCCACTTATAGCTGGTCTGCCACATATTCGGCTCATCGTGAACCAGGTAAAACACAGGGTGATCGCGGGCAGCTTCAACCTTGTTATTGGTTTTCCGCATAACATGCAGTGGCATCTGAGCGATATTCGAAGAGATAACGTAAATACAGGCATACACCGCAGCCAGCTTCATCGCCGTTTGCGGGCTGACAAATACGTCCTGGGCAAACACGTTATCTGTTTCTGCCGACTCACTCGTGATCGGCGTAGCCGGGTTTTCCAGTGGTTCACTGCGAAAAAGAGCATCAAGCAGCATTATTCCCCCTCATTGCCGCTAACAGCGCATAAATGAGTAGCAGGGTTCCCGACATCATCAGAGACATCGCCAGCCCGAACTGGAGATACACGCCAGCAGCAAGCGAACCGAACCCGGTAAGCCCGATAGCATCAGTGATTAAAGTTTTCATAGAAGTAAAAGGTCTTCGTCAGGGTCGATAGTGGACAGGAAGTCAACTTCACCACCACCGTTAACAAGCAGGCGACTCATCGCAATAAACATCGCGACAGGGCCGTCAATTTTGTTTTCTGGGGTGGCCTTGTTGGGGAAAATATTCTCGTTTTTGTCTGGTTTGACGGTGACGTTTGACATCATCCAGGTCATTACCGGATTACCGTCGTGATGAAAACGCCCGGCGTAAATCTTGGCCTCGACTTCCTTCATCGCTTCTGACAGGTTTTTCACCGTCTGAGGGACTTCAACAATAGGTATTCCTTCAGCTGCTACCGACAAAGCAAACTGAGTGGCACTCCAGGGGTCGTACGCGAATTCATTCAGTGATTCACCGCGTGCCCACTCGATCGTTTCCTCTTTAATCACGGCATGGTCAATAACATCCCCATCAGTAAATTCCAGATATCCCGCTTGATTCCATTTACGGTAAAGTTCCGCCTGCTGTTTTGTGCAGGCTTCCAGCCGTCCCTCAGGTATCCAGAATCGGGAACGCGCGTAAACATCACCATTTGGGGCAAGCCATACTTTAACCGCGGCTGAAATATCAATTTTGTTGGAAAGATCAACGCCGAGCCACATTGACCAGCTGGCCGTAGTTGAGTCATCCCAGGTATCGCGGCATTTTTCCCAGCGCGACATATCCATCCACGCTTTTTCACCCTGCACCCAGATATTGAGATGCTTGGTAAAAAATCCGACCCGCGCTGCCACCTGCTCTTTCGCCTTTTTAGCCAGGCGACGCATATCATCCCATCGCTTACAAACACCCAGACCGGGATTTGCTTTCGGCCAGTTTGCCTCGTCGAAAGGATCGTCACCCTCATCCAGGGTATAAATCAGTGCGAAATAGCTATCATCTTTCGGTGATAGAGGGTCCGGGTTGTCAAAATTTTTCAGCAACTTAATGGCATAATCACGCTGCTCGTAACAAATACCCTCTTTATTAAATCCCGCAGTAGTGATCGCGAAGATAAGAGACTGTAGTCGGGCGCCGGTTGCCGTTTCGAGAACTTCCCAGACATCTCGGGTTTTATGCGCATGGAGCTCATCAACAATCCCGCAGTGAATATTCAGACCGTCGAGGTTGTTCGCATCACTGGCTACAGGTTCAAACTTAGAGCCTGTCCGCTCCTGGTGAATATTCAGCTTATTGCTGCCAAATAACCGCCCCAGAGTTTTCGGGGCCAGCTTAATCATGCGTTTGGCATCATCAAACACAATGCGGGCCTGATCCCGGGTGGTTGCAGCGGAATAAACCTCAGCGCCGCCCTCACCATCAGCGCCAGCCATATAAAGGCCGATTCCAGATGAAAGCGTTGATTTTGCATTCTTACGGGCTACTTCGTCATAAGCGGTACGAAACCGTCGTACAAACATGGGTTCGCCGTCGTCATCCAGAACTCCTTCACACGTAATTTCATCTATCAGCGGGACGACAAACCCAAAAAGATTTATCAGGATAAAAACGTGCCAGTCCATCAGCTCGATGGGCTTGCCGGTCAAATGCCCCTTCACGTGGGGAACAAAGTTATAGAAATCGAGAACGTGCTGGGCGCGGCCTTCATCAAAATAAACACCGCGCGCCGGGCCGTGTTCTAAATCATGAAAGAACCGCTGGCACGCAAGACGCACCAGCTCGCCAGCAACGATATCGCCAGATACCACGCGCTCGGCGTAGCGAAATCCATCTGCAACGGTTGCCATTCATCATTTGCGCTTTTTAAGAAATTCTTCCAGTGGGTCGGCTTCTGCCGGGACTTTTGCACCAACCTTTGATCGGCTGGCAGGTGTCATGCCGAATTCGCTCAGCATCGCTCTGATCCGTTTCCACGCATCAGCCTTCATGACTGCTGCAGGGTGCGGTTTTATCATTCTGATTTCCCGCTCCCCTCCTTCATCTGAATCATCTTCGCTGTAGACGGCATAGGTATAACCTTCACGATCAAGAGTGTCGCAGTGATGCCGGTATTCAACATAGGCTTCTATCAACAACTCCAGCGCTTTAGCATCAAGCGTGGTCAACACGCCGACGGCATCAAGTTCCTCACCAATACGCTTGAACCAGTACTTACCTTGCTTATCGAAATGTTTCGGTATTGGGGGGACCCCTGACGGGGGTTTTGGCTCGTTCTTATTGATCGGGCGTTTGGATGGGTTCCCCTTCACTAAAGCCAGATGTGTCGGGGTTTTCGGTGGTCCTGGCATAATCGAAAACTCCTATTAATCATCGGATGGGGGACCCCAAAAAAAAGTTTTCTAACCTGCGGCGGTGTGAAAAAAGGTTAGGCGGCGGTCCTTTGGGCCTTCGCCGTCAGGGATTTGACCCCGCCCCCCTCCGCCTCGACTCAAATGGGAATCGATATCACTTGAAACGTTCACGTCCGGTTTTCGTTCTGTGACAGGGCCAGCACAGGCTTTCGAGGTTCGAATCATCATCGGTACCCCCATGAGCTTTAGCCTTGATGTGGTCAACGGTCTTGGCTGCAACGGCACGCCCAGTTCGAAGGCAGTTCTGACACAGGTGATTATCACGCTTAAGAATGCGGGCTCGCTTAATGTCCCACTGGCTACCATAGCCGCGCTCATGCCTACTCTTGCCTTGCTGATGCTGTTGCCAGCCTTCATTGCGGTGCTTCTCGCAGTATCCTGAGCGGTCGGTTGTTGTGCCTGCGCATCCACGCTTACGGCATACACGGGGAATTAGTGCGGGCATCCTTATCATCTCCAATAAAAAAGCCACCGTTTAAAAGGTGGCTTTCATAAATTACAAAGGGATTCTATAGAAGGTTTTTCTTTGCCATTCTTAGCTTGTGTTCGAGATTTCTTATTGTTATCCCTAGCTCATTAACTTTCTGCTTGGTATATCTATCTGAATATATCCAGTAGTCTGATTTGTGATCACATATGTCTGACAACTCAGGGGAAATATCTTGAAATAAGAGACCGACACGTCTCCACTCCTTTGCAAGTTCAAGTTCCCTTTGAGCGTCTTTAACACCTTGGTGTGCGAAATCCCTCAGGTAGGCCCGATTCTCTATCAATAAATTTGATAGCGCTTCTAACTTGGATATTGTTAGCTCTCGTTTCTGTTTGGACCATAACAAATAGGATTCCCATAATCCAGTAATAGTAGCGCTTATATATTCGCCCATATTTAACGACCTGGTTGTGTGCAAGTAGTTAAACATATCACAAACAACCAGTATTTGCATACTGCAGTGCCTTAACTTACCTTTCCTACGTCTTATTGACACACTGCAAAGATTCTCTATTGATTACTTTAGTTATCGAACCTGGCTGCTGCATCGACAAAATCATTGAGCCAAAGAACGAACTAAAAATACTACTATTTAGGGTTTCTTGATGCTTGCGTAGCTAAAAGCGCATACGCTGTCATGAAAATCATAGATATTAAATCAAAAGTCATCAGCATTCCATATAATAATAAAAAGATACTCAACACATGTGTAATAAACCCAACCTGGAATAGTTTCAGAAAAAACTCACCCATCAGGACAACAGCATATACCATTAGAGGATAAGCCATATCGACAACCATTAACGATGCGCCAAAAGTTTTATTTTTACCGTTATGTTTGATAAGATTTATTTTCTCAATGAATTGATTCGGAAGGGCAAAAACAACAACAAACACACCAATGCCAAAACCTAATATGCTCGGAAATATGGATAAAGCAACAAGGGTTGCGTCGAGACCTGCAGTGTTTGAGTTGGGATTGTAAAGCCCATCTCTGAAAAATGTCACAATCAACAAACTTAAAACAAAAGTAAATAAAACACCAGAAAGCACCCTCCGCACCCAATTTTTGAAATTTGCAATTCGCTTCCTGTCTGATAAAACTCCAGAATTAGCATAAAAGTTGGCAATGATAAAAATTGCACCAACATATGGAATAGACTTAATTATTTTAAGTATATTCTCATGATTAATGTCCCATCCACCAACTTTCATCACACTATCCTTTTCTAATTTTCTTTAGCAATCCACTTCCTGTTCTGGACTCATTATTAGCTGCATTAATTGTGTTTTTCACATCATAATAATAGTCTAAAATTGATGCCCTTTTTTTCATAGACTCAGACACACGTTTTCTTACAGGATAATCGGCCATTTTGAAAACTTTTTTCTTATTGCTTTTGTCTTTATAAGATATTTCAGTATTCCCAAACTTGCATGATAAACCTGCATAAACCAACGCGATTGTACTAACGTCAGTCATTATTGAGTCTTTGTCTGATGACTCTTTATGCTCCAGCTTATCAATCCCTTTATCTTTCATTTCAGCCTCAACCCCCTCTAGCAATTCTTCTAGTCCTTCAATAAAATCATTAGAGTTAGAGAAAGTTATTTCTGTTTTAAAGGAATAATATCCTTTAGACTCTTTTATAACATTATCTAGACTAGCAGAAGATGTTAATTCATCAACACTCATGCGAAAGGATGGATATAATTTCCTGCGCGCATCTTTAAACACCTCATTAAGCACCTTATATAAAACACTTGCGCTAGGTAATGAAGGGCTATCTTCGATAGCAAGGATATGCAATACAGGATCAAATACAAACCTATACTCATAAATCTTACTAGACTCGCCAAAACCAGCCGCATAAGTCTGAACTCTGCTAATAGTTTTTCTAACAACATCTACCTTGTCAAACTTTAAAAAACGACCATAAACCATGTCCTCTCTAGCATTTATTTCATACGGAGCAAAAAAGAAATCATTCCTCAATGGAATAGCGATATTTCTTAAATCACCTTCCGATGACAAAACTTTGCGAAGTTTGTCTCCCAGATGCTGGAATAATTTAATATAACCCTCTTTACCAATATTTTTTTTACTATTGGTTAGAGGTAGCATCTGTATATTATAATATTTGTAAGTAGCCATAAATATCCATTGCTATGTGAGTGTAAACACACATCATAATTCAATGGATTTTGTAACACTTAGCAACGCAATGGATAATTGGGACTTGCGTCACATTTTTAGTTGATTACAGTTTCTTTTAACTGTTCTGTTGTGCGCCAGAATGTCGCGCTTGGTCTGCTTATCCAGCACGTCGATATCGTGGTCGGTCAGGTAGATGATCCGCACCCAGCTGCAGGCCGTATCAACGACTACCGGGGCGGGTAAACTTTTCGCGCAGCTCCCGATCAACATCGTCATCAGGCATATGGCTAACAGTCTGCTGTACATTGCTGGCCTCTCTGGTGGCTTCCTCTTTCCGTTCCGCTGCGGCGACGTTGGCAGCGGCGTTTTCTTCAGTGCGCTGCTGCTCGGCTTTGGCTTCTGCCTTGCTGCTGCCACGAGAATGGCCTAACCCAAATGCGCCAGCGACAATGGCCAGCAACGCAGTTGCCAGACCAATAATCATTTCAATGCCCATGAGGACCTCACACCAGTACTGATTTAGCCTGGTTAAACAGCGCTCGGCGTTTATCCAGACCATTGCGGCCACCATTGATAAGCAGCGTTACGCGCTCAACATCACCGGAATGAAGCAGGCAACCGTGGGAGACATAAAACCATGTGGCCGAACGTGCAGCGTAGTCATCTCGCTCCAGCAGCTCAGGCTGGGTAACAAGGTCAAGCTTCAGCGCCTGTCCGCAGCTGCGATAGTTGCTCAAACCCGTAACTTGTTTCAGGCCGCGACCGCGATATTTCCAGCCATCACCGGCAACCTGATTACCGAGATTCTTTTTGCCCCACTCGCCCCCATACACCAGATTCGCGATTGCTCGCTGATTAGCTGGTTGCGTTGCTGTTCTGCCGAGTGCGGCGGCCTGCTGGGCGGTGATACGGTGTTTACCGAACGTAGGCACAAGTCTGTCGGCGGCATAGTTCAGGCTTTCCACCAGCGTTTTATAACCGCCGGACTCATGCCCCATCTGGGCAATGAACATCGCCTGATCGAGTGGAGCAGTGATGCCGAATTCTTTCATCGCAGCATCAATGTGCGGAAACCAGCGCGCAGCTAACCCGGCGCTGATACCAGCCGCCTTCTGAAATTGTGATTTATTCATCAGTGCCTCAATGTATCGACCAGACGCGCCACGTTACCCCGAGCGCACAGCACGGCGGCGCATATCATTACGTTTGCCATTACCACCAGCCAGTGGGACTGTACGTAAAGACCGAAGATAAATTGGAAAGGAATGCTCGCGTAAATCAATACCAGCAAGTAAGCAAGAATGGAGATACCAGGGCGATGCCTGGCACCGCGACGTTGATAAAACATCAAAGCGCAGACAATAACGGCACATATCACCGCATTGGCCAGCGCTGCCGGGTCATTTATTACCATTCGAACCTCCTCCCCTTAATCGGGAAAGTAATCCGAACAGGCTGCTCAAGTCCTGGCTGTTAATGAAAGTCAGGACCTTGATGGTAACAGCAGATGCCACCACCGCACCGAGCGCATCAAGCGGACGATCCGTATAGCCTGTCCAGGTAGTAAATTTTGAGCCTAATAATCCGGCAGCCAGAACACCGACAATAAACGACGTCATGAAGTAAGCTATTTGCCTTCCACGTGTCAGGTTTGCGGTCGTTGCCACATAAAACACCGCGCCGCCAAAAGCCCCAAATACCACACCAAAATCGGTGTGGGTGATAACTCCATATACGACGGAACCAATTAAACCGCCGCCAAAAATCAGGCCGGTACCAGTTAAAGGATCGGACATTAAGCCCCCTCTTATTGCTGTGAGTCCTCTCAGTGCGAGGAAAATAAAAAAGCCACTTGTTAGTGGCTTTTATGATTATACTCTACAGCGAATTACTTATTTAAATATCTATTAGAATTGGATATAAATGCATCATAATCATCATTCCAAACTTTTTCCATTTTTGTTGTTTTCAACCCATATTTTATTTGTTCGGATAAGGACTCTGAAATTTCATTTATTTCTTCTTTAAATTTTCTACCAGCATCATCCTCTGGTATAGAAATCAATAAACTTGCTTTGTATCTTTCTAACTCTAACAAGGCATCAGACATTTTATCTGCCAACTCAGAAGTTTTGACACTACTGAACATTGAGCTAAAACGTAAGCACTCAGCATGTATCTCTTTTACTTTTGATAATTGATATGCGTATTCGCTTATTACTACTCGCATATGCGCAGAGAAATGCCTCTTATCTTCTTGTTTTTGTTGATATCTTATAGATTCGTTATTATTCTTTATGACATACAGAGAAATTAAAGCTGGAACTAAGCCACTTATAAAAGCCGCAATTATTGTTTCCCAAGAAAACGATGAATCCACTGTTATTGATGGAATCTTATCAATAGTAACTGTATCTGCTAATCTTTCTTTGACATAAAGAAAAGGTATTCCTAACCACATATCATCACCTTCGATTCAACCTAAAAGATAATGATAACAAAAAGCCCGCTTTATAGCAGGCTATTAGTATTTGTTGCTCAGTTCGCTTTAACGTCCCGAGCCTATCACAATTCAAGCACTTTTCGCGCAACTATTCAAGTAAAATCTGTCGCCATTTGTGCCTAATGCATCACACATTGGTGCGTAAAGCATCGATTCTGCAAGATTTAGCCAAACATCGATCCTGCTTTCACAAGTCCGTAAGCACCATTCTGGATGCTTTTCGTTTAGCTCTTTCGCCATCGCCTTCTTGCTCATGCGGCAGACATATCGATCCCTGATTAACTGATAGAGAGCTTTATTCCCGGAACGCACAAGCTGAGCACTAAGCACAGAATCAATTATCAACCCTTCCTCGTCAGTACAAAAAGCCAGGCCGCTTTTATTTTTACCACTGAGGATTTCCTTAAAGAACGCTTCCAGCTCCGGCTTGGTAATGCCTGATTTTTTCATACGGCGCAAAGCATCGTTTATAGCGGTCTTCGTTATCTTCCCTGACGCCAACAGCTGATTGAACATATTTCCACCACTACCGCCGCCGATGTAGGACCAGCGGCCCCACATACGCAGCTTCCCCTGAATCCAGATGGCCTCCAGCGTTTTCAGCCTGACCATTTCACCAGCTTTTCCAACCTCGGACGGGTTAATCATTATGCGTTCTCCACTATGCCAGCACGCCAATTGCCAGCGAACGATCCAGAAATCGAAACAGCAGCTCCAGCTGTGAGCCGTGCTTCTCCTCAAATGCCACGGTGTCAGCGTGCAACTCGTCGTGATGCGCTCTGCAAAGCGGCAACACAAACAGGTCATGCGCTTTCGTTCCCATTCCACCTTGTCCGTGGTCTATCAGGTGATGGGGATCATCTGCTTGTTTGTTACAGCAGACACACGACTGAGACTTAACCCAGCGCGTCCAGCTCTCGTTTACCCAGCGGCGGCGCTTTGGTCGCAGCATGAAAGATTCCGGCGTTTCAGGATCTACGCGAAGACCGAGAATCTTTTTCTGCACCACTTCGCTCGCCGCTGGCTCCGGCACAATATCGCTTTCCTTCATCACCGGTTGATGCTTTATTTCCGGCAATCGCAGGGCTTTCCGGGCCAGCGATTCAGGGATGACGTGCGCCAGATTGTTTATAACCAGCCACCAGCATAATTCCGGGATTGTCAGTTGATGGTCTTCGTTGAACCCCAGCTGTGAGCGGATGACAGTTATCAGCCAGGATACCAGGTTCCCACGCGCAATGCCTGCCAGCGTCTCTGTGTACTGATCACGCAGCAGGTTATCGCAGGCCCAGCAAAGGCGGATGCTGCCAGGCTCATGCCGGAACAGCGTAAAATTTTCGCTGTGCCACGAACCGTGCGGGTACTGGCATTCAAAACGACGCTCAAGCTCAGCCTCCAGCGAGCTGATACCACCCGCACGCAGAATGACGTCTTTGTTTTCGAAGACTGGTTTCAAAACCGGGTCTTCTGACAGTGGCTGCGTGGCGGGAGGGATGGCGCCGGTTGCGTAGTCGCTGTATTTTTCCGGTGCAGGCTCAATCAGTACCCGCCCTCTCCTGAACATCGGCATGAGATCAGCACCTGGGCGAAGAAGAACAACGCCCATGCGTGGGGCAATCTCAGGGGTTAGTAGTACTCTCATATCATCTCCACGTCAGGCAACTGCACGAAAACGTCGGATGGTGATTTCTACTTTCCCTTTCTTCACGATGTTCCCCCACTCCACCAGCATGCGCTTAACCTGACTGTCGTCTTCCCAGACGCCTGTTAGAGTCAGGGCATCGAACAGCGCTTTGTTGTAGTTATCGATATCCCGACGGCGCTGATCCGGCGGATACAACACGATGTGAACCTCGGCCAGATCAGAGGATGGCCGGGGAACGGCCCGCAGTTGCTCAATAATCGCCGCTCTCGCTGCCTGCTGGAACTTGCGCCCTGTCTCGCTTACCAGATGCCTGCCTTTCAGCGGTCCCTTGCTCGGGGCGCGCCAGTAACTATTTACGCTCGGTGGAAATGGTAAAGTCAGTTTCATTTAGCCCCCTTAAAGGATCGCTACAACGTCTTTTGCGACTTCCCGCGTACTGCTTTTGCAGGAGATCGAACGGCGCGCTTTAATGAATTGCAGGTTAAAACCATGCTCCCGGTACAGGTCGAGAACCTTCGGTGCAGATGAGTTAGAAATCACTACCCGAGCCCCACGGTGAAAGGCAGATACACATTGCTTCGCCAGGTCTACCTGGTTCTCCCAGCTAAAACCACCAGCGGCGTAGGCAGTGAATCCGGTTGTTCCCGGCATCGGTTCGTAAGGCGGATCGCAGTAAACCACATCCCCTTTCCCGGCCAGGCTGATTGTCCGGCGATAGTCAGCGGTCATGAATACGCAGTTATGCGCCATAGCCGCAAAGGCTTTCATCTCATCCATCGGGTAATACGGCGCCTTGTAGCCTCCCCAGCCCACATTGAACTTATTCGCCTGGTTGTAGCGCATCAGGCCATTGAAGCAATGCCGGTTGAGATACAGGAATGCAGCTGCGCGTTCAGTAGCATCCAGCGTCTGTGCGTTGAACTCGGAACGGATCAGCTCATAGCCATCTGGTGACCGCATGTGCTCGAACATCCAGCGGGCCTTCAATTCCACTTCATCCGGCACCACCGCTAACATCTGATACAGATTAATCAGGTCCGGATTAACGTCCGCCAGCAGGTAATCTGCGTGCTTTTCGCTGTTCAGGAATATCGACCCACCACCAACGAATGGCTCTATCAGGCGTTTCCCTGCCGGGATATGCACGAACAGGTCAGCCAGCTGGGTATACTTTCCGCCAGCCCATTTGAGAAATGGCTTGCTCATGAGCGGAACCCCGAGTTTTCTGGCAATGAGTAATCAACCCCTTCGAAGCTGGCTCGCGAAATCGACGCCTCCTGGCGGGAGCTATTGAGTGGAACAGAAAGTTTTAACGACAGCTCATCCCATTTTTCCCTAAGTTTCGACGGGCTAAGCACGTTTTTGCACCAGAACGAATCTTTGTTGGCGCGCTTGAAAAGCGAGCAAATTTGTTTATGGGTTCGCCCGTCCTGCATCACCATCAGGCGCACCTCATTCGCCCATGCGGTCCAGTTTGGTTCTTTAGGCCGAACTACCTCACCATCACTTTCAGCGGCCAGTTCGTACATGCTGATAATTTTCCCCCAAATGAACTCGGCGCAGGTTAAATCGTCCTGACTTCCCCACTGCCGCTTTGCAGCGCTGTACACCACCGCGTCAGGATGTCGTGACAGAAATTCATCAGCAGAGCCCTGTTCGTCCGGTTGCGAAGCGTCCGGACAAGAAGGATTTATATCTGATGGATCAGTAGTTGATCTTACTGACGGATCCCCCCCAGATTCTGACGGGTCAAAACTGGTTTTTTTGGTGGATTTCGACGCCTCAAATTTTGAGGGGTCAGTTTTTGACGCATCAGATTTTGACGGGTCAGAAACTGACAGGTGAGAAAATGCCGCTTTCTGTAGTTTGGAAACGTTGAGCTGGTAGACGTTCGATGCATTACGGTTGCCGTTGCGGCGCTGTGTGCGAGTGAGCCACCCCTCTTTCTCAAGTGCAGCTATCGCCGTTCTGACAGTACTTTCACCAGCGCCAATCTGACGGGATATGGTCGCGATAGAAGGCCAGCAAACACCCTCATCGTTGCTGAAGTCAGCCAGGCGCGCCATGATTGCCACGCTGGATAGTTTCATCCCCGAAGATGCGCAAGCGTCCCAGACGTATCCTGTTAATTTAGTGCTCATGATCGTCCTTTATTTCTCTGAATTTACGTCTGAACTGCTCAAGGGGGCTAAAGCATTCATGCTCGTACCCTTTACGCAGGTATATAACGCGCTGTGTCTGGGGCTCCCAGCGTATGACCCTGACCGGGACGCCGTAGTGATCTCTGAACCATCGGTTGAGCTCTCGCATACTTTCTCCGCCTGGCCGTTGAAGTCCCCTACCACCCACTGAGCAAACTGGTAGCAGACAGGCTCGAACCCGCCAGGTACTCTTACCCCATACACGAACTGCACCGGTCCTGCTCCACCAGGTACTGGCCGCGCTACAAGTTGCGACCTGCGGTATTGTGTTGATAAACTGTTCATGCGTTAGTAATCTCCACTGATAACGACACGCCACGACGCCAGGAGCTGCAACTCGCTGGCGTCACTTCTTTTTGCGTGAAAAAAGCGTGATGATTGCGGCAATCTCTTCTTCACGAGCTGCCAGATGGCGGCGGTGGTGGACCATGATTTCTTCGGCCTCATGCCTTTCAATAACGCCATCTTCAAGCGCCTGTTCGATAATCTGATCAACCTGTCCCCTGGCGGCAGAGGTACGCATTGCCCGGCTGAACAAGTCCACGCGATCCAGCTCTTCCAGGTGCGGAACATCCACCAGCAAAGCACCACGACGGCGAGCGAAGTAATCAGCCAGTAACGACGTGTTGGAAATGTCTTCCATCGCTTCCAGCTCGCTGACTTCGAAGAAACGACAGCCGTTTTTCTCGTAAAGGTTGTTGTTAAACTGCGTCACCGTCATTCCCAGTGCGCCAGCCATTGCTTCGCGCCCACCTGGATATGCTTTGCACATCGCTTTGACGGCTTCTTTGAGGTTTGGCTCTACCATATTGATTTTCCTTTTGTAGTTACTTTCAAGCAGCTGAATCTGTAGCCTTTTGGTAAAGGCTAGCGTCGTACTTCAGCTTGCCTTTCGTAATTCGTTCGATGACGAATGCTTGTTTTTGAGGGATGACTTCACCCCATCGGCAAACTGCCGGGTGGGAAATACCAAGAACACTTGCGGTTTTTGATACGCCTCCGAAGTGTTCGATAACTTCTGATTTACGCATGGTTCCTCCTGGTTAACTTACGCCTTAAAGGTAACAAAAGGTACATTAAATAGCAAACAACAGTTACAAGGAATCCATGTAACATTGGTTACATGAAAACAGAGATGAAAGACCGAATAAGATCCCGTCGAGTCCAGCTCGACATAACACAGCAGACCCTGGCTAAACGCTTAGGGGTAAGCCGTGTTTCCGTAACAAAATGGGAGAGCGGCACTACTAAACCTGATGGTGAGAATCTCCATCAGCTGGCGGTGGCGCTGCAGACAACTCCAGAATGGATTCTTTACGGTCGAGGTGAGGAAACGCCGGATGATACAAAAGTTATTCCGTTCCTTAAGCCACCCACGGCAGTTCCTATTATCTCCGCTGTTCAAGCTGGGATGTGGACTGATACTTATGCATGCTCAAGGCTTTCTGATGTGATTTCATGGACGCAAACCACTGCAAACGTTTCTAATGAAGCATTCGGACTGGTAGTTCGCGGGGAGTCTATGACTAATCCTCATGGTCTGCCATCCATCCCAGAAGGATCGATCGTTATTGTTGAACCGCACTATGGCCAACTGGATGACCTTTACGGAAAAATTGTAGTGGCTATACTCGACGGCTCTGCTGAAGCTACCGTTAAAAAGTTGGTATGGGATAGCCCTTTCGCATACTTGATGCCACTTAACCCTGCCTTTAAACCCATCCCGATAGATGGTAATTGCCGGATTGTTGGTAAAGTGGTTCAGATTACCCAAAACATTTAAGTTACTCATTTCTAAAGCCAGATCTCCTTCTGGCTTTTTTTTCAATCCACAGGTAACAAAAAGTACATAGCTCTCTTGACCATGCTGGTAACTAAAGGTACATTTAAATCACATCATGAGTACCCGTAGTTACATACCCTGGTGTGGTAGTGAGCATTACGGCATATGGCACATGTGCCGCAGCGGCCTGAGAGTCCCTTTATCCATGCCTCTCAGAACAACCGGAATGTGCAAGCTAAGTGTTTCAGGCACGACGTGCGCCCCACCAGCGCGGCGAAAAGGTGTGACACCTCGGAAGAGACGAGGATATCAGCCATTCACGTTAAGCATTTACACGAGTGTTTAGCGGGACTGGAAGAGTTACCACTTGGAGACGGTCCTTTTAAATGTCCTGGACAGTGGCGCTTTGGTAGCGATAACAACCACTCCAGTTGA